ACCTTTAACGGAACAGACTATGTCAGCTTTGAAAGCCTCTATACTGAGCAACTCATGGATTCTGCCGAGTTTGAACTCTACAGATATATGGCTGGAGCGACTGACGATTTTGAGCCTTGGACCTCTGACTCTATTCACGGACATCCTGACCGATTTGACGGTATTCGCGTTGAAACTTCTGCCTCAAATCGACTCTTTACTCCTGATGAATGGCGACAATTCTTTGGCCTCTTCGATGAACACGGAAATTGCAGAGTATCATGCCCGGAAGAGGTTCGTGGAGGCGGGGACGGAGTTAAGCAAGATGTTCCCGGAAATTTACGAGATCCACTTCGAGTGCCATCCGATGAAGGCGTGGATGGACGAAGAGAGTTTCAAGGCGAGAGTGGAGGATGTGGGTTACGAGAGGGCAGCGCAGGAGAGGGACCAATTGGAGAGGCGGAGAGCGCATGTGATCTACTACGAATGGATAGAGATCAGGATCCCCTACACGAGGTACACAGTGAAGATTCATCCCGAGTCCCTGATTTGCATGTCGATCGGCTACCTGGTGATGCAAGCGTTTCCAGCGATAATTTATATCCTTCTCCTTCTGGGCACAATAGAGTACAATATTCTGGTATCAAAGGCAAACCCAATTATCCGTTTGATACGAGTTTTGATGTGTCTAGTCTCTGTATTAATCCTCTTGCTACCATTAGTCGTTGTGTTCGCGCCAACAATTTATGCTTCTCACGTGCGCTCGTTGTTCTCGTCGCTATTAAACGTATGTCTGGAGAAATGTGTACCTCGCTTGGTAATGGTTTTACCAACGCTATGGTAATGCGTTTCGTGAAGCACAAAATGCAAGAGGAAGCCGATCGTCAAAAAGTTGAGGGTGACGACGGCCTCTCCGCTACTATGAAACCCCTCACTCAAGGTCTGTTCTTGGACCTCGGTTTAAATATTAAGATTCTTTCCTTCCAGGAACTCTGTCATGCCAGTTTTTGCGGACAAGTCTTTGACTGTAATGACAATATTTTGACTCACCCAATACGTGCCATTGTTTTGATGCCATGGATTGGGTCGATGTACATGTTCGCGAAGAAGGATAAACAATTGGGAATTTTTAAAGCTAAGTGCCTCTCTTACTTATGGCAATACAACGGGTGTCCAATCATTATGCCGTATTGTTTGAGAATGCTTCAATTATTGTCGGGCGTTAAGGTCCGAAATATTTGGAGCGGGTACTGGATGTCGCAGGTGAAGAAAATGATGTTGGGCGACTTCGTACCTAGGCCCATTACTAACGACGGGCGGCGTATCTGCTTTGACCTCTACGGTATTCCAGTGGAGGATCAGATCAGAATTGAGCAACAGATTTTCGGTTTGACCGAAATCACTAATGACATTTCGTCTATCTATCCTTACGTTAAACCAGTATGGGAGAAGAATAGCGATACTTATGTCATGCAGTGGTCTGTAGCAGATACGGTTAGTATTTTTCACCCTCCATTCCCTCGTCTGGAGGATCCTACACGTTCAACCAATTCCCCTATTGTAAATTATACCGACACAACTACTCAGATTCAGATGATGAGAGGTAAATTGTCGAAGAAACAGTATTTTGATCTTAATGCTACCGCGTTCAAGAAATTAACAGCCGCTGAGAAGAATGCTAAGTACTCCGCTTATGTGCAGAAACAGAATAGAATCAATTCCCTGCAAGCGCGTGTACCTACAAATTCTAATCGGCGCACCCCCCGCTCAGCCAAGGTAAAAAGCCAAACGGCCCCTCGGCAAGCGCGGATGACTAAGTCACCACTTTCACGTTGCCTGGTGGAGTACGCCAAGGCCTCGATTGATCCTTTCGATCAGGCCGTAGCAGACCCGTGCATCCCAGACAATGTTGTGGTTTCTTCTTATAAATCCTCGGTTTCGATCAACGCCCAGGCGACGGTCGGGACTCAGGGTGTTGCCATCTTGGGATTGAACCCGTGGACGGCTATGGCGTCCGGGATGGGTGCGTCCGCAACGCACGTGGATACTCCACTGCTGGTCAGTTCTGCGACCTACAGTTCATCCACCATCGACTTCACGCACGCAGCTTTTGCCGCGGGTGAAATCGAAGCCTACAATTCCAATTCAATGTTGGGTGTCGCCACCGTAGGAACGCAGCCTATGCGTCTCGTGGCGGCCGGTATGGAGATAATGTACACAGGCCAACTGTTGAGTCAATCAGGAGCAATCACGACTCTTCAGGTGGCGGGTTTATCCTATCTCGCTACAGGAACCACCTTTTCGCAGCTCAGAAATGATCCTAGATCCCGAACTTGTTCGGTTGCGAAAGGTGCACGCTGTTACATATCGTACTACCCCACTAACGATTCCGTTCTCGGCTACAATAAGCTGACGACCTATATGCCATCCAATACACCGGCTCTCGCGAGCCCGTCTGGGTGTTACACCCCTTTGGTCATTGCGATCAATGGAGGCACGCCTGGGACTACGTTCCAGGTGAAGGTCCGATGTTTTTATGAATCCCAGTTGCCGGGAGCTTCTTCAACACCCAGTGATGCCGATCCAATCGGTTTTCCGGCTTTTCAGGCCGCGAGAACCCAGTTGGCCGCATCTGACCAGCCCAGTGATGATCTTCGCGAAGTCCTCGGACAGACCTTGAAGAATGTCGCTAAAAGCGTTTCCGGAATTCTGCCTGCTGCAGGTGGCGCTCTGGGAGCATATCTTGGCAATGCTCAATTGGGGGCAATAGCTGGATCTGCTGGTCAAGGGATTTTAAACACCATCTTGAATGGGGCGTCCGAATCATTTTAATAATGAGGTCGCCCTCAAGTTGGGAAATCATTCTGCCTGGGGTCGCCCCCAAGGTGGAAGCTCACAGTGGTGGGCATGGGTTACTACACCACTTAACTAAACGCCCTCAAATGGGAAATACAATTCTTACTAAACCGACATGATAGATAGGCAGTTGGCCTCTAAGCAACCTTCAGCTCGAAGTGAATGAGCCCACGTGCACGGTTACCACTGAC